GCCAAATGCTTTTGAATAGAAATCATCATAATTACCACTAAGATACAATTTTATTAAATAATTTTCAGTAAGCAAAGAAAAATAAATATTATTTTCTGCACAAAAATTTTCTAATTTATTTATGTCTTCATGGTATATATCATAATGGAGAAATATTTCCCGTTGAAAAGCATTAATCTTATCTCTTAATACTGTGTCTGGATCCTCTTTCGATGAATCAATCCACGATAATGTGCTATAAACCGTTCTTAAGTCCAAGGGACAAGTAACATTTCCTAATTTAGGATGAAATCTAAAATATCTTTTCAAAAAAGTTATTTCATGTACTGGCTGAAATGGTGTTTCTATTTTATTTTTCAAAGAATCTGTCATTTCCATACCTAAAGAATTAAAAAATTGTTCCATAGTTATTGCGTTTAAAAAATCTTGATATTTAGCATCTATACATCTGTTTAAACGATCATCTCCATAAACCGGATCTGATATGTGGTCATGAAATTTCAAAAAATCCGGCTTATAACCATTCTTATTCATCTCTCTATAATACCACATCGCAGTGTATACTCTATTTACTAAACTATTAAATATTGCCGTTAACCAACAACCTGATGGTAAAGAGTGTGTTAAAATCCAAGAATCATCATTTACTACAACTACATTGTAAGCAATATTCAACAAAATATTTCTAGCTGCTTGCCCACAAGAACCTTTATAATACTTCAAAATCTTTTCCGCTACCATTATTTGGACCTGCACTCTCATACATTTATCATATTTACCTATATCACCACCCCAGCATCTGCCTCCTTGCATACGTTGGTATAATTTAGGCCACTCAGAAAAAGGATTCAGTCCAATCATAATTTCATTAAACCATCGCTCGCGAACTATTTTCTTAACCATTTTACCAAAACATTTCTTAGTTAACACTTGCATAGATACGGGACTCACTCTAAAACTTCTAGGTTCTTTCTTCTCAGTATTACGCAATTCGTCCTTAAGAATTTCTGACCAAGCGATATCTTTAATATCAATATCTCCTGTTGTCATCCTTTTTTCAAATTCATCATACAAATCTTTAAAACTCGGTTTAAAGATACCTTTTTCAAAATCGAAACAATCTAACTTGTCTTTAATTGGAAAAATACCATTTGATGATTTTTTATTAATCGGTGCTAATAAATCATCACCCTTCACTATTTCATATTCATTCAAATCATCGAAATCTTCAAAATAAAGGTCCAATAAATCACTAGCAAAATTTAATTCCTCATCCTTTACAGGGCCTATCGGAATACGACTCGATTTAGACACGTCTTTCACTGTGTGTGGCCCATACACACTTAAGTTTGCTGGTTTCCTACTAATTTCAAACACACCATACAATGGTGATTTTACGAAATTACTATTTTTTGGTACAAAAACACTCATATCTGTATTTAATTTTAAACCACTACAATTACTGACTACTTTGTTGTTAATTTCCGCACTTAATTTTAAACCATTATCAACACTAGACAGCACATCAAATATTTGCCTACATAAACTAGACCACTGCAAAGTTACTCCTACTTGTTTACCATCATGACCAGCTACGTGC